CGAAGAATACAAAGGAATGAAAGTCCTTAATTCGCGTCAAATTGAACTACTTGAAAATGGACCAGATAGTCTTGCGGCTAGTTGGTCTATGCAGGCTATGAAGAATGATTGGAAAAAGAAAAAGGGTTATAAAGATCCTGAACCACCTGACTGCCAATCATCATTTAAGGAGTGGGAAGACACTATACGAAGTGACCACAAAGAGTCCTAGACTTCCCCTTTTTGCCTTATAATATGTTTATTGAAACAAACACATCACTGATATGACACTGTCTACTGAATATATTGTCTCTTCTCTCCAAGAATTTTATGGTGAGACTGTAACGACTGGTGACATTCGTGCATGGTGTACAATGAATGAAACTACGTATAATACTGTTATTAAAAGATTGGATGAATATAAAATTGGTCGTGGTAAATGGAATTTGACTGTCCAGGAAAAATTGGAACATACTTATAATATACCACCTGTACTTCCTGTAGTTGAACAAAACCTTATTCCCGTAAAAGATGATACCTTCGTCAAGTTTGGTAATTTTACTGATATTAAAAAAATTATTAAGTCCAATTTATTCTATCCAACGTTTATCACGGGTCTTTCTGGTAATGGTAAAACGTTCTCTGTTGAACAGGCCTGTGCCCAACTTGGACGAGAACTCATTCGTGTAAACATTACTATTGAAACCGATGAAGATGATCTTATTGGTGGTTTCCGCCTTATTGGTGGTAACACCGTCTGGCACAATGGCCCAGTCATTGAGGCTATTGAACGAGGAGCAATCCTGCTCCTTGATGAGTTGGACCTCGCCTCAAACAAAATCCTTTGTCTTCAATCAGTTCTTGAGGGGAAAGGAGTTTTCCTCAAAAAGATTGGTAGGAACGTTTCCCCACAGGCAGGTTTTAATGTTTTTGCAACAGCAAACACCAAAGGGAAAGGATCTGAAGACGGACGATTTATTGGTACTAATGTGCTCAACGAAGCCTTCCTTGAACGTTTCCCAGTAACTTTTGAGCAAGAATATCCATCTCCTATAACTGAACAGAAGATCTTGAATGAGATTTCTAATCAACTTGGTCTTGATGATCAACAGTTTACTAAGTATCTCTGTGATTGGGCTGATATCATCCGTAAGACCTTCTTTGATGGTGGTGTGGATGAAATTATTTCTACTCGTCGTTTGGTTCACATCATCCGTGCATACTCCATCTTTAATGATAAGATGAAGGCCATTCAGGTTTGTCTAAATCGTTTCGATGATGAAACCAAACAGTCGTTCATTGAGCTCTATGACAAAGTAGATGCAGACGTTCGGGTTGAATTGGATTCGGAAGCAATAAAAAAACTTTGACTTTCTTGCTACTCTTTGATATAATGGGGGAAGGTAATAATGCCTTCCATTTATCATGCCTTTTATCCTACATGACAAATTATCTTTAAATATGGACGACAAAATTGAATTGACTGACCTTAATCTATCTCCTAGACCTGATAGACCTTTACAAACGAATATCAAAAAGTATCATGAAGATGAAATCTTGAGGGAGTTGTCAGATTATATTTCTGGTACATACGACCAACATTATTCTGTTGGTACTAATAGTGTACAGACACTTGACCTCATTGAAGCTTGTGGAGACGGTGAATCATTCTGTCGGTCTAACATTCTCAAGTATGCTTCTCGATATGATAAGAAAGGTACGGCAAGACGTGACATCTTGAAGATTCTGCATTATGCAGTTCTTCTGTTGCACTTTAATGACAAAAACGCACAACGTGAAACTTACCCTCAATAGGAATTCAGAATTCCTATTGACAAACAGGAGGAACTACTCCTACAGTACAAACAACATGATTATTCTCAATGACTATGAAACTCTCTGACAAGACGGTTAATATCCTGAAGAACTTTTCTTCTATTAACCAATCTATCCTTTTCAAGGAGGGTAACAAACTGCGAACAATTTCGGTGATGAAGAACATCTTGGCAGAAGCTGAGATTGGTGAGGATATTCCCAAGGACTTTGGTATCTATGATTTGAATCAGTTCCTTAATGGTCTGAATCTTCATTCTAGTCCTGATTTGGATTTTGAAAATGATGGTTATGTTGTGATTAAAGAAGGTCGTTCTCGTTCTAAGTATTTCTTTGCTGATCAGAATGTAATCGTGACTCCTCCTGAAAAAGAGATTACTCTTCCTTCTGAGGATGTGACTTTTGATCTAGACACTCAACAGTTGGATAAACTTCTCAAGGCTGCTTCTGTTTATCAACTACCTGACCTTTCTGTCGTTGGTGAGGCAGGTGTTGTTAAAGTTGTTGTTCGTGATAAGAAGAATGACACCTCTAATGATTTTTCTATTGTTGTGGGTGAGACTACTTCTGAGTTTGTTTTCAACTTTAAGGTTGAGAATATCAAGATTATTCCTGGAACATATAATGTAGTTGTATCTGAAAAACTTCTTGCAAAATTCGATAATAAGAATTATAATTTAAGTTATTGGATTGCTCTTGAACCCGATTATACATTTGAGAATTGATATGACTAGTTGGGAAGTGACTTATAAACTCCCCTCTACGGGGAGTAAATATCATAAGATGGTGGTAGAAGCAAATTACCAACATGATGCCAAGAAGATTGCACAGGCACAAATTCCCTCTGCAATACTCTGTGGTGGTCCACGACGTATGTGAATCATGAAAGATTGGAAAGAACTTTACAGTAATCTTCCTAGTGAAGAACTAGATAAGATTGCTGTTCTTCGTGTAATTGTTCAGGGTATGAAGACTTTACAAGAAAATATTGATGACATCCCACCACAAACATTATAATGGAGTGTAGATTATCTTATGCAATTCTTTACTGATGAATACCTTCGTGAATTCTATGAAAACTGAAAGAACTGATTTCTTATTTTGTGAAAAATATCGTCCACAGACCATTGATGATTGTATCCTTCCTGAAAGTACTAAGAAGACTTTCAAGGAGTTTGTTGAAAAGGGCGAAGTTCCTAATCTTCTTCTCTCTGGTCCACCTGGTGTAGGTAAAACTACCGTTGCTAAAGCACTTTGTCATGAACTTGGAGTAGATTATTATGTCATCAACGGATCTGACGAAGGTCGATTTCTTGACACTGTACGGAATCAGGCCAAGAACTTTGCTTCGACCGTCTCACTTTCGTCAACTGCTAAACACAAAGTCATCATCATTGATGAGGCTGACAACACAGGGAATGATGTACAGCTCCTCTTACGGGCTAATATTGAGACGTTTTATAACAACTGTCGATTCATCTTCACCTGTAACTACAAGAACAAAATCATCGAACCCCTACATTCTAGGTGTGCCTGTATCGAGTTCGGAATCAAAGGAAAAGAGAGACAACAGATTGCCGCAGGATTCTTCAAACGTCTTCAAGAAATCTTGGATACAGAAGGTATTAAATATGATAGTAAGGTCCTCGTAGAACTTATTAATAAACACTTTCCTGATTGGCGTCGTGTTCTGAATGAGTGCCAAAGGTATTCTACTGGTGGTAGTATTGATTCTGCAATTCTTGCATCGTTCTCTGACGTTTCTGTAAATGATCTTATTAAAAACCTTAAGGAGAAAAACTTCTCTGAAGTCCGCAAGTGGGTGGTTTCTAACTTGGATAATGATCCTGGGGTACTTTTTCGTCGTATTTACGACACTCTTCTTGTATCCCTTGAAAACAATTCTATTCCTGCTGCTGTGCTTGTTATTGCTAAGTATCAGTATCAGGGGGCATTTTGTACAGACCAAGAAATAAATATACTTGCTTGTTTAACAGAAATAATGGTAGAATGCACTTTCAGATGAAAATAATTAAATGGATTAAAGAACATCTACCAAAATGGATGAATCTTAATCACCAACGACCTTGGAATAAGGAATCAAATGACCAAAGATAGAAGGAAATTAAAGGCCCAAGTAAAATCCAGATGGTATTATATCTTTTGGGCTACAGCAACTGTCTCTGTACTTTTGGGCCAAATATATGTTGGAACTGGTTATCGTCAGTTGACCAACTCAGTTAATAATGTATTGGAACAAATCAAATGAACGTAAAACTATTTCGTATTACTACTGGTGAAGAAGTCGTAGCAGAACTTGTCTCTGAGACTGATACTACGGTGACTATGAAGAATGGTCTGGTAGTTCTTCCCACAGGTCAACAGGTTGGGTTTGCCCCTTGGGCAACTGTGATTGATAAGGATCAACCTGAGATTACAGTGAATAGAACTCATATTGTTTATATTGCAGAACTTGATGAAAGTATCGAAGCAAAGTATAATCAAATCTATGGAAGTAAACTGGTAACACCAGATAATAAGAAATTGATTCTTTAAATTATGGAACTTAAGGATTGGTTGAATTCAATTAACTTTACGAAGGAGAATCTGATTCAGGACGATCCTTCACTGGCTAAAGAATATCCACCATATATCATCAATCGTTGTCTGTCTGGACACATGGATTGTATTATGTTTGTTAATGAAATGAACAAGTACAGTTTTCTAGACAAAGATATACAATATAGTTTCTATCTAAATATATTGAGAAAGAGGAAGAGATTCTCTCCCTGGCTCCGCAAAGATAAAGTCGCAGACTTAGATTGTGTAAAACAATACTATGGCTATAGTAATGAGAAAGCATCTCAGGCTTTGAAAATTTTATCCCATGAGCAACTTAATTTTATTAGACAACGACTTGATACTGGTGGAAAAAAATGATAGAGACTGTTGAACCTCAGGTTAATTGGTCAAAAGATCAAATGGTAGAGGTTAAGCTAAATGAACCAGATGACTTTCTTAAGGTGAGAGAAACACTAACAAGGATTGGTGTGGCATCACGTAAAGAAAAGAAATTGTATCAATCCTGTCATATCCTTCATAAACAGGGTAGATATTATATTGTTCATTTTAAAGAATTATTTGCTCTTGATGGTAAATACGCTAATCTTACTGTTAATGATGTTCAGCGTAGGAATCGTATTACTCGCCTTCTTGTTGATTGGGGTCTCATAGATGTTGTCATTGAAGAATCGATTCGAGACATTGCACCACTGAATCAAATCAAAGTTCTTCCTTATAGGGATAAGAATGAGTGGGCTCTGGAACAGAAGTATAATATTGGTAAGAAGAATAATGTGAAGGTTGAACAATCTGAATAAATAAGACTGAGACTCCTTTCGTGCGGTCTCTACAAAAGTCGGAACACCCAAAGACCTCCTGTCTCTTGACAGGGGTCTTTTTTATGGTAAGATATAGATCTCACAGTGCACTGCTCCGTGAGATTTTTTAAAAGCTAATTGCTATTTTTTTATGAACAAACAAATACCTATTGAAGGTCCTCACCGTATTCCAGGATTTAATGGAGTAGGTGAGATTAATCTTGAGGACTATAATACTGAAGGTATTCTCCCACCAAAAATTCTTTCAGGTAAGTTTTCCCATATTGGAACCCTTGATCTTAATACTGTAGACGAAAATCATCCTAATTGGGAAAACCTTGCTATCCGTGAACAAGGTAATACTAATGATCGTATTGGAATTTTTGAAAATGCCTTTGAAGTAGAAGGTTTCAAAACCAATGTTCCTCCAATTTTGCTTGGAACGAATCAAAAACCTATTGATGGTCGTGGTCGGGCAATCGCTGCAAAGCGTCGTGGTGAAAAGCAAATCCCTGCTTTCTACTATGTTATTGGAGATGATTCTGAGAAGAATCGTGTCACTGATGGATTGATGAACAATCTCCGTCACCCTTCAGCATTTCAAGCAACGATGGAATCTATTGTTGTTGGTGGTCTCTTTCTCATAAAGTGTGGTGAACTAAATTTTGATGAGAGTTCTATCAGAGATTATTTACATAATGATCTAGAAGTTCAAAATAAGTTTTCCAAAGGTAATATCACTAAGATTGTCAACGCAATATTGGCCCGCGGTAAAGAAGGTGGTGATCCTCTGGTCTATACTAAAGATCGTGAAAAATGGATAACTTGGTGTAATGATGCTGGTATGCCAATTAACGACGATAACGGTATTCTATGTTGTGTAGATGGTCATAACTATCCGTTTCGTCATTGGGGAGAACATATTATTCCTAGAGTAACAAGCAACAAACCTGCTAAGTTAATTTTATATACTAAGAGACATGTTCCTGCCGAGGCTAGAAGAAACATGAAGAAGTATGTGGTTGCGCTTCAATATTTACTTGAATCTTCTTATATGATGGTTGAAAGGGACTATGCTTCGGATTGGCCAATGGGAGAACTCAAACTTCCTGTCAAAACTGTTCCTTATGAGATTTATGGATGTATTCCTCAGATTGTTGGTAAACACGATTCTTATAGGAATAGTAAAAGATTTGTAGATATCGAAAATTATTGATAACCGAATAAAAATCTACGGGGTTCACTACTCCGTTTTTTTGTTTTTTCTGTTATAAATAATAAGTGAACGCCTTCGGGGTTCACACAATCAAATCTCGCTTATTTAAGGAGAAGTACATGGCCAATCTCATGAAGTACAATGCTGCCGACCTGGACAAATTCATGGACAGGATTACGCGCAACACAATTGGAATGGATGACTACATCGATAGAATCCTAAGAGGTCAAGAAACATCAAACTATCCTCCATACAACCTCATCCAAGTCAGTGATACAGAATCACAACTAGAGTTAGCTTTGGCAGGATTCAAACCAGAAGAAGTTAATGTCTACACAGAAGAAGGAAAACTTTTCGTTGAAGGAAAACGAGAAGAATCCACAAAAGAAACAACTTTTGTCCACAGAGGAGTGGCTGCAAGATCTTTCACCAGAGCTTGGACACTGGCAGAGGATACGGAAGTTGGATCAGTCCAACTTGAGAATGGGTTGTTAACAATTTCTATGAAGAGGATTGTTCCAGAACATCATCAACGTAAGGACTGGTTCTAAATAGTAAGGAATATCGTCGCTGCGGGGCCCATTGGCACAAACCAGTGGACACCCCCATTTTTTTATGGTATAATTTTAAAGAGTTTTTATATAAAAATGAGTATTAAACTATTACTACTGAAGTCTGGTGAAGATGTTATTGCCGACGTAAAGGAAATGTGTGTGGGTGATCAAGAAAAACCAACTGTTATCGGTTACTTTCTCAGGTACCCGTGTCGTGTAAAACTAGTTGGACAAGAAACTGAACATGAAGGAAATAAGCAACATCCATTCAAAATGCAACTTACTCCATGGATGCCCCTAAGTAAGGATGATATGATTCCTGTTATAGCAGATTGGGTTGTCACGGCAACTGAACCAATTGATGAACTAAAAGAAGCTTATGAAAAAGGAGTAAAGAAAAATGAAGATAGAAAACTTGAAACTACTGTCATTGATGGATCAGAGACTAGTTCTGACTCAGATTGAAGAGGTTTCAGCAGACCTGGGTGAACCAGACTGTAAACTGATAGAACCTTTTATTCTTAATTCTAGTACAATGACATTGTCTCCATGGTTTGTGGACCTCACAAATCAGAATGAGTTTATGATTCACTCTGAAAAGATATTGACAATCATGGAACCTAACGGTAAACTAAAAGGAATGTATGAAGAACTACTTAAGGAATGAATTTCTACACAAACATACAGATGATTGGAAATCAGTTCCTTGTTCGTGGTTATGAAAATGGTAAGAGAGTCCAATATCGTGATGACAATTATCGTCCAACTCTGTATGTTAAATCTAAGGTAGATACAAAATATAAAACACTGGAAGGTGAATGTGTAGAACCTATTCAACCTGGAACAGTAAGAGATTGTAGAGACTTTTTTAAGAAGTACGAGGAGATTGAGAACTTCAAGATCTATGGAAATGAGAGGTATATTTACCAATATATCTCTGACAAATATCCTCAGAATGAGATCAAGTTTGACATCAAGAAGATGAAACTTGTAACCATTGATATTGAGGTTGCATCAGAAGAAGGATTTCCTGATCCTGAACATTGTTCTGAGGAGATGTTGACCATCTCTATTCAGGATTATGCAACCAAGAAAATTACAACCTGGGGTAGAAAACCATATACTCCTAGTCAAGATAATGTTACCTATCATTATTATCCTGAAGAGAGGGACATGCTCCTTGCATTCATCGATTGGTGGATGAAAGATTATCCTGATGTGGTCACAGGGTGGAACACCCGTCTGTATGATATCCCATATATCTGTGGAAGGGTCGATAGGATTTTGGGTGAAAGAGCCCTTAGGAACTTGTCTCCATGGGGTCTCGCGACTAAGAAGGAGACCTGGATCAATGGTCGTATGTTTTATATCTATGATATTGGTGGTATCACAGACCTGGACTATCTGGAACTGTATAAGAAGTTTACCTATGTGAATCGTGAGTCATATCGATTGGACTTCATTGCAGAAGTTGAACTGGGACAGAAGAAACTGGATCATAGTGAGTTTGATACCTTTAAAGATTTCTATACAGGTAACTGGAAAAAGTTCGTTGATTATAATATCGTTGACGTAGAACTTGTTGACCGTATGGAAGACAAGATGAAACTGATTGAACTTGTTATTACCATGGCATATGATGGTAAGGTGAATTTTGGTGATCCAATGTTTCAAGTTCGTCTTTGGGATTCTATCATCTATAACTATTTGAAGAAGAGGAATATTGTTATTCCTCCTAAGACACAGACCGATAAGAGTGATAAGTTTGCTGGTGCCTATGTAAAGGAACCCGAACCTGGTGTTTATGATTGGGTTGTAAGTTTTGATTTGAATTCGCTTTATCCGCATTTAATTATGCAATATTCAATCTCACCAGAAACTCTTGTGAGTATTGATGAGGTTAATAATCGTATTGCCGAATTGGAGAAGTAGATCACATCATTCCAATTTCTAAAGGTGGAAAGCATCACGAAGACAACTTACAAATTATTACTATGAATGAAAACCGCAAGAAACATACTAAAATTATGGAGCAATGATATGTGGAAAGATGTTCGTAAAATGTCCCGTGAGGAAATTGCAGAAGAACTTGATGCACTTAAGAGGGTGAGGGAACTTTCCAATAAAGTTAATGTAGATAAACTTCTTGACGAGTCCTTAGATTTAGATCCTTTGAGAAAGGTTAATCTTACTATAACATCAAATGGTTCTCTTTATCATAGAGTGAAGGGTTTTCTGCCTGAACTGATGGAGAAGATGTATGATGAACGTAAGGCATTCAAGAATGAGATGTTGAAGTCTAAACAGAAATTGGTTGATATTGAGTCCAAACTTAAGATCAATAAAGATCCAGTTCTTCGTAGACAGAGAACACAAACAATCAAAGATATTGCCAAGTTTAATAACTTTCAGATGGTGAGAAAGATTTGTTTGAACTCTGCCTACGGTGCAATTGGTAATGCATACTTCAGGTACTTTAAACTTGCTAATGCAGAAGCGATTACTATGTCTGGTCAGACATCTATTCGTTGGATTGAAAATCATATGAATGGATACCTAAATAAACTACTCTCTACAGAAGATGTGGATTATGTCATTGCATCTGACACCGATTCAATCTATCTTAACTTTGGACCTATTGTTGATAAATTTCTTGGTGATAAGGTTAGTGATACGAGTAAAGTTGTTTCGATCATTGACAAGGTCTGTCAAGAGAAATTGGAACCGTTTATCGAATCCTCTTATCAAGATCTTGCGACGTATGTGAATGCATACGATCAGAAGATGCAAATGAAGAGAGAGAACATTGCAGATCGTGGAATCTGGACTGCCAAGAAGAGATACATCCTTAATGTCTGGGATAGTGAAGGAGTTAGGTATGAAGATCCTAAACTTAAGATCATGGGTATCGAGGCAGTTAAGTCATCGACTCCAGCACCTTGTAGAAGTATGATTAAGGGTGCTCTCAAATTGATGATGAGTGGAACAGAGGATGAGGTCATTGAATATATTGATCAATGTAGAAGTGACTTTAAGAAACTTCCTATTGAAGATATTTCTTTTCCTAGATCTGTTTCTGATGTTCAGAAGTATAAGGCACATGCAACAATCTATTCAAAGGGAACTCCTATTCATTGTCGTGGGGCCCTACTGTTTAATCACTACATAAAAGAAAAGAAGTTGACAAATAAGTATTCTCTTATCAACAATGGTGAAAAGATTAAATTCTGTTATTTGAAGAAACCGAATATTATTCGTGAGAATGTGATCTCATTCATTTCTGATTTTCCACATGAACTTGGTCTTGACAAGTATGTTGATTATGACTTACAATTCAACAAAGCTTTCTTGGAACCTGTAAAGGTTATTCTTGATGCCATTGGATGGAATGTAGAAAAAACAGTAAACCTAGATTCTTTCTTTGGATAATGTATAAGGTCTGGTACTGTTCTATCAAACCCCCGATGATCTTATTTTCTCTTGAAGAGGTTCAAATTCTGTCAAGAATGATCCACATAGTGAGTGGGTCTACTCCTTATTGGAAAAAAATTATTACCCTAGATGATTAAACATGGACTTTTTAACCGACATTGTAAAAGAGATTGGGGATGACTTTACCAAACTCGCATCAGACATCGAAGAAAACGAAACCTTCGTGGATACAGGGAGTTATATATTTAACGCAATGTGTTCGGGTTCCATTTTTGGTGGTGTTTCTGGGAATAAGATTACTGCCATTGCTGGTGAGTCTTCTACTGGTAAGACTTTCTTTGCTCTCGCTGTGGTCAAAAACTTTCTTGACTCTAATCCTGATGGGTATTGTTTATATTTTGACACTGAAGCTGCTATCACCAAGTCTCTTGTAGAATCCCGTGCAATTGATACTTCTCGTCTTGTTGTTATTAATGTAGTTACAATTGAAGAGTTTAGGCAGAAGGCTCTTAAGGCTGTAGATATATACTTAAAAAAACCTGAAGCTGAACGTAAACCTTGTATGTTTGTGTTAGACTCTTTGGGAATGCTCTCTACTGAGAAAGAGATTAGAGACGCATTGGATGATAAGCAAGTTCGTGATATGACCAAATCTCAATTGGTCAAAGGCGCGTTCAGAATGTTAACACTTAAATTAGGTCAAGCAAATGTCCCGCTCATTGTCACAAACCATACATATGATGTCATCGGAGCTTATGTTCCAACTAAAGAGATGGGAGGAGGTTCGGGACTCAAGTACGCGGCAAGTACAATCATTTATCTTGGAAAGAAAAAGGAGAAGGATGGAAAAGAAGTCATTGGAAACATTATCAAGGCAAAGACGCACAAATCACGTTTAAGTAAAGAGAACAAGCAAGTTGAGATTCGTTTGTATTATGATGAGCGTGGTCTTGATCGATATTATGGTCTTCTTGAGTTAGGAGAACTTGGTGGACTCTGGAAGAACGTTGCTGGACGTTATGAGATGAATGGTAAGAAGGTTTATGCTAAGGCCATATTGAAAGATCCAGAACAATACTTCACACCAGAGGTGATGGAGAAACTTGATACAATTGCAAAGGAACAATTTAGTTATGGTACTTGATGGACAAGATTGAGTTTTTGATTTTAAAAAATTTGATACACAATGAAGAATACTTGAGAAAAGTTCTTCCTTTCCTCAAAGAGGAGTATTTTGAGGATAATAAATATAAGGTAATTTTCGATGAGATCTCCACATTTTCTTCAGAATATAATGAGATTCCTACAAAAGAGATACTCAACATTGAAATTGAAAAGAGACGAGATATAAATGAGGACTCTTATAAACAGATTTCTCATGTAGTCAGTTGTCTTGAAGATGATGTTGTAGAATTTGATTGGTTGGTCAACACTACTGAAAAATGGTGCCGTGATCGGGCAATTTATCTTGCTTTGATTGAATCAATTCAGATTGCTGATGGTGGTGATAATAAGAAGGCACCAGATGCCATTCCGTCTATTTTATCTGATGCTCTTGCGGTTAGTTTTGACAATCATGTAGGCCATGATTATTTGGAGGATTATGAATTACGATATGAGTCTTATCATAGAAAGGAGGAAAGAATTGAATTTGATCTCGACTATTTTAATAAAATCACGAAAGGTGGGCTCCCTAACAAAACTCTTAATATCGCTCTTGCTGGTACGGGCGTCGGGAAAAGTCTATTCATGTGCCATGTGGCTAGCTCCGTCTTGCTCCAAGGGAGGAACGTTCTGTACATTACAATGGAAATGGCAGAAGAGCGCATTGCTGAACGAATTGATGCAAACCTTCTAAATGTAAACATCCAAGAGATTGTTGACCTTCCAAAACAAATGTTTGAAGCAAAGGTTACAAACCTGACAAAGAAGACACAAGGTCAACTAATTATTAAGGAGTATCCTACTGCGAGTGCGCACAGTGGACATTTTAAGTCACTTCTTAATGAGCTTGCACTTAAGAAGTCATTTAGACCTGATATTATTTTCATTGATTACCTTAATATATGTGCTTCCGAAAGGTATCGCGGAAATAGCACTGTCAATTCATATTCATATATTAAAGCAATTGCTGAAGAACTTAGAGGATTGGCTGTCGAAGCAAACGTCCCTATCATATCTGCTACTCAGACCACTCGTTCTGGTTATGGTAGCTCTGATGTTGAACTTACTGACACTAGTGAGTCCTTTGGTCTCCCTGCTACTGCTGATCTTATGTTTGCCCTTATTTCTACTGAAGAGTTGGAGGGGCTTGGACAGATACTTGTAAAACAATTGAAGAACAGATATAACGATCTTTCTATACATAAACGTTTTGTTGTTGGTATTGATAGGGCAAAGATGAGACTGTATGATTGTGAACAGTCTGCGCAAGATGATCTCCTTGACAATGGAAAGGAAGAAGAGTATACTAATGAGGAGAGAACTTCTAAGAAATCATTTAGCGACTTTAAATTCTAATGGCAAAGAAATCGTTTAAAAAAGAAAAGAAAGGCAATGAAGAGGAGTGGAGTTGGGAAGAAACTTCTGAAGTGAGAAAAGCTTTGAATAGATTGCATCAGGACATTAAAGATAGGGTTAGGGAGGATAAAAATGAGCAGTCAAGTTGATATAGAAAAATACGTTGAGTTTGTTGATGCTGTTACTAGTGATGAATCGAAAAGATATGATGCCTTTGATAAGAGGGTATATGAATTGGAGTCCCAGATTCCTGTTGAACGTCTTTTAACTGCTGC